AGTGATGGGTTAGTTTGTTACAATAATTTTGTTACACTTCCAACACTTATATGCTCCATCGTGGTAATACTCTCTTTTTCTATTTGGGTGGTCGCAAAACTCAACGCTATCATTCAATAAAAGCAATATTTTTTTTACTGCTAAATGAATAGATTGGGGGTTACTGATAACCAAAGTTTCTCTGATTGCTTTTTCTATTTGCTTTTCCATTGCTTTTTTAAGTTTGGTTAGTGTCTATGCGATATAAAGGTTCGGTTAGCAATGAGTTAGCGGTAATTATAAAGACTGCTCAATAGCATACTTGACAGCATAACCATTTTGCAATTCTTTTCTCCATTCTTTATGGTTTTTACCCCAAGAGTGGTCTCCATCATATTTACCCTCGACTTTAAATTCTCCATCAATCCAAATTTTATACTCAAACGAATAATAATATTCATCTGTTTTTACCTTAAAAATTTCTACTTCTATTTTAGTTTTCATAAATAACTACCGCTAACAGCGTATATACAAGATACGCCTACAAGCATTTGTTTATAATGTAAAATTTCGTTAAGGCGTACCTCGTATATACGCAAAACGTTATAAAACATTAAAACGATTTTATAACATCAAATATAAGAAATGGGGCGGGCTGCAAATGAACTTGGATACCACCCAAGAGCGTTACTTGTTCGTCAACTTTCACGGATTGCGTGTAACATTCCCCACTTCTCATATTTGCATTACGTTATGGAACAGATTGCTTTGTTCCACACTTATCACACACTTGTCCTGTTAAGAAACCGAAATGGTCAAATGAATCGTTTATCCATTCATGTTCGCAAAACTCAACGCTATCATTCAATAAAAGCAATATTTTTTTTACTGCTAAATGAATAGATTGGGGGTTACTGATAACCAAAGTTTCTCTAATTGCTTTTTCTATTTGCTTTTCCATTTTTTTTTAAGTTTGGTTAGTGGCTATGCGATATAAAGGTTCGGTTAGCGGTGAGTTATAAGCCATTTTAGACCGACACCACAAGAACTCCTTTAATGGTTTCTTGTTTACGCATTTCTTGACGTTCTTGACGTTTCAAAATTCGACCATATTTAAGTATTTCATCAATCATCCAATCATAACCTGAAAATCCTTTTGATATGCGTTCCCTTTTATTTTTTTCACTTGCCAAAACTTTTACAACAGAAACGCTTGCACCCCATCCATCACCGAAATTGTAATACCAAGAGTTTCTTTCTTTGTCTGCAAGTATCTTTTCAGCTTCTTGTTTTGACACGTTTCTATGTCTGTAATACTTTGAACTTTGTCCAGTCCATTGTCCGTTCCAACTGCCTACATTTGGCATTGTTAATTCAAAAGATAATATCATTTTATTTCAATTTAAGTTTATCATTAATTAACCGCAACCATCGCCTATCTGCAAAACGTTATATAATGCACAATAACTCGGAATTTAACCGAGTTATTGACTATTATTTGTCATAACTTTTCTATTTCCTTAAAATTTAAACCCCTCTCTTTTAAACAATTTGTCCAGTTCTTGTTCGATCAGTCTGGTCTGTGCCAGGCGTTTACTTTTGCTAATCGTTTTTAAAGCTATTCGCTTTTCTTCGGGTAGATACACCGGTATTGATTTTAGTTTTTCAGTCATTATATTGGTTTTTGATTAATAAATTTGATGTCTTTCCATCAGTCACCATCTTCCTAACGTCAGGAAAATGGTTTAAACTTGTAGTCAGGACAGGATTCGAACCTGTATGATAAGTAGCAAAGTTGTTTAAGTGACAATACACTTACTTATCTATTCACTTTTAGCGTCTACCAATTCCGCCACCTGACTATTACACTACAAATATATAAATTTTATCGAGATTAAAATAATTATAAAAAAAATATCAGAATAATTTTTTTATTTCAAAAATAGATTTATATTTGATCAGCAATTCAATGGAGGGTTGCTCAAAACTTGCAAATCATGACTACTAATTATTGGGTAACTGGAAACATAAAAAAAGGATTTAAAATTGTAACTAAACAACCAAAAGCAAAATTTGTTCGTGAGCCACAACAAAGCATTATTGATGCACAAAGATATATTGCTGGTATATATAGCGGTTACAATGACTAACATTCCAGTTCCAGCAAGTCTGGAATTTGCCGCCTCGCTTGATCAGTCAAGCGGGGATTTGGCAGTACCGGGATGTTCCGGATTAAAACTTGCATTATGGAAATTATGATCTTTTTTATTACTATGTTGGCAGTCCTAATTGGATTAGCTGGATTATGTGACTATTTAACCGAGAAAATCAAATGAACTTAGACGCCTATTACGATGATCTGTACGAGCGCACAGAGACATCAGCAGAGCATTGCGAATATTGCGATGCCAGAATTGAAAAATGTAAATGCCATAAACACGATGATTACGATCGGAGGAGGGATGAAGAACATGAATAGTTTATTTGACAGATTGAAGCCAGAGCATAAGGCAACCTTAGAAAGCCAAGCTAATTTGTACCCGAGTTCCATAAAGCATATCATCCAAGAACTCAACAGTAGCTACTCATTCATTGATTTGAAGTATGGAAGCGTTATTGCTTTAAGCAGTTTTTGCAGCTTACCGAATTATGACATCCTAACTATTAACAACTTATTTGAAAAACATGAGAATATTAGCAGTTAAAACCACAGTATTGCCTGACGGGCATCGTATTGAATGGCATAACGGGATGCCGCAACATAAATATTTAGCAATGGATGATCAGTTATTTAACCGCTGGACTGCCTATATACATGCACAAGTAAACAAAATCAAGGGCATTAACAAGGTTAAGCCAGGCGGAGTTGGTCACATCGAAGGGCAGGAATCGGCGTTAAGGTTAGCGAAGGAGATACTGGCATGATGCACTTTCACGAAGATCCGGAACCAAACCAAGATCGTACCTTCTGGGCGATCATGTTTGTCATGATATTACTTGTAATGTTTTTCGTGATGGAGATTTTTGTGAGGTTTTATTTGCAGATATCATAATAATTTTTTACTTTAGATACACCGACTGGAAGCGGTATTTAAAAACATTTTAAGAGCCTTATTTCGGGGGCGGATCTTCCAGTCCAAACCCGGCATAAGGCATTTTTATTTTATGAGTACAGAAAACAAAAAGCCAAATCTACCTGCAATAGTCAAAGATTTGGGCCTATCCGTAAAAATGGATAGTTTAAACACCTTGCTAAATTCTAATCCTCCATCATCCTGGATGCGCGAACACAAAGGATTAAAGTACCAACCGATTGAAAGGGTAAAAAACAACCTGGTTACGATCTTCCAAGATTATGATTGGTCGATTAAATCCGTTTCGATTATGGCTAATTCAGTATTGGTTTATGGGACACTTTCCATTTTCAATCCGATTACTGGAAGGCAGCGCAATTTAGATGGCGTTGGGGCGTGGCCGATTCAATTAGCGAAGGGATCAAAACCTTTAGAGATTGAAAACATCATTCAAGACGCAATCCAGAAAAATGCACCAGCTGCTGAAAGTCTGGCCCTAAAAAACGCAGCTTCAAAACTTGGTAAATTATTTACCGATGGCGGATCTGATGTTGAGTTTAACGGAATGTACTCCAAGGAAGTACCAATGGATGATATTAAAGCAGCGCAACAATGATAATTACCGGACAACAAAACGAAAACCAGCGCACTCCAGAGTGGATACAATCGCGCATGGGCCGGTTCTCATGTAGTCAATTACACAGACTAATGACTGAGCCAAAAGCTAAAGCCGACAAAGAGGCTGGTAAACTATCAGATGGCGCAATTACTTATGTAATGGAGTGCATCGCTGAGAAGCTAACTGGCAAACCAGCCAAAGATGATTTCACAAGTAAGTACACAGATTGGGGAGTGATGCACGAACCAATCGCTATTGGTATTTATGAGGAGGTTTTTCAGACTAAGGTAACGCAATCGGGTTACATTCCGTATGGAGATAACTTTGGCGGTTCGCCTGATGGCTTGATAGATGACGATGGCGGCATTGAAATCAAATGCCCTTATACAATTACTGCGCATTTGGTACACTCGCTTACAACTGATCTAAAAGCGGATTACAAGGAGTGCTACTGGCAGATTATTGGTTACATGATAATTACCGGGCGCGAGTGGTTTGATTTTATATCCTATCATCCCGAATATCCGGGCAAGTATCAATTCAAACGTATTCGTTTAGAACGTGCAAATTTGTTCGCTGACATTGAACAAGCCGAAAAGAAAATACAACAATCAACTGAATATTTAAACTCAATCTTAAACTCAATCTAATGGCAAACAAACCAATGCACGGGTCAATATGCTTGACCGATCTCGGAGATGCTTTTAAAGCAGGTCACTCCGCATTTAACAAGTCCGAAAAAAACGGAAAAGTTTACGCAAACATTGCAGTCTGGATGAATGATGAACCAGATCAGTATGGGAATATCCTTTCATTTCAGCTAAACTCCAAAAAGGATGCGGCCGATGATAAGGTATATTTCGGTAATGCAAAACTGCCTGATGGCGGTAAAGCTGCACCAGCGCAGAAATCAAACGCAAAAGATGATGATTTGCCTTTCTAACCCTATACCCCAGTCCGCAACTGTAAGCGACTGGGGTAAACCTTTGGTTCAAAGGTATGGCCATCGGTATTCAAACCAGGTAATTGCATTAGCTATTGAATATACAGTTGCTAATAATCTTGGCCCGACTGAAGCTGCAAGGTTAATGAACTTTCCGAAAGCATCGCTTTACAAGTGGCTAACTAATTATTGGTTTTATGCCAAAGTTACGAATCCGGTAATTATAGTTTTACAATCTAATGTTTAACCACAAACACCAAAAAATATTATTGGACTTTTTTAGAGGAAGGTCATTAATTAAATATAGTATTGATGATATTTATGATGCTTTGCTAAGTTATTATGGCAAAAAAACTGATTAAAACCAATGGCCAAGGCGATGCGCAGGAACTTGGTAAGGTACAAAGCTACAAATCCAAGCCGACGCCTTACCGAGAACCTGATTCCCTACGCGCTTATCGCTTAGAACGTGAACGATTTTTCTGGAAAAAGTACCCAGAGCAAAGGGCAGAGATTGAAGAACGAGTAAATTATATGAAATCGCAATGGCTTGTGCAAGATAAACGTAAATAATTCGTATATTTATATTGCTTATCCGTTATGAAGAAACTTAAAATATCCCTACACTTAGATTGCCTAATCGCTAACCAGCGGAACGGATAAGCCTTTCTATTTGTAGGGTTTTTTTATTATGAGAATTTGTACTGATTGTAAAGAATCAAAAGATTTAAATTTATTCCACAAAAATTCACAATCAAAAGATGGAATATCATTGCATTGTAAGGTATGTGCAAATAACAGAGGCAGAAAATATTATTTAACTTCTGGTAAAAGAAAATACATTCAAAGGTCAAAAGATTTAAATAAAAAATACAATATAACAAAGAGGCTAAAATATCCTGAAAAGGTAGCTGCGGCTAATGCACTTAGCAGAATTATGCCAGTAACAGAGGGCAACCATCTGCACCATTGGAGTTACAATGAAATACATTATAAAGATGTCATTGAACTACCAAGGTCGGAACATGACAAATTGCATCGTTATATAATTTATGATAACGATAAAAAAATGTATAGAAGGAGAGATACAATGCAGTTATTATGGTCAAGAAATATTCATATTAAATTTTATAGAAGATTAAAGGATAAGCCATGAAAAAGATAGATTTTAGCGACCCTATGAGTATGTATAAGTCTGGTAGAACTGCAAAAATTGTAACAGAAAAGGAATTAAATTTAAAAAAAGCACAAACAGAACATAGTCATCAGTTAGCGTTTTGTAAATGGCTAAAGCTGCAACATCCCGATGTTCGTTTCCGTTCAGATA